AGATGGTTTTAAACCTTTTACAATGTCTGTTCCAAATTCAGCCTGCATGGTTTCAAAGGTTGCGCCTTTATATGTTGTATGCCATACAATACCAATCTTAGCTTTACTTATTTCTTTTTCTAATTGGGAGCCTTTTGGTACAGCATAAACAATTGTATTAGGATGGAAAGTAACATGTGATACTCCATCAATTTTTTCAGTTTTTAAATCACCGGCTTCAAACATAAAGTCGCCTTGTATTACACCAGTGATACCTAAATCTTTAAGATGTTTTAATGCTAATTTAAGCTTTTTGCTAAGGTCTCCTGTAGTATCTGCATCTATATCAGCATCGCTTTTATACACTTTAGGGTTTTTGTTAAAGATTCCTTTTTTAGCTACAAAAAATTTACCATCTGTTGGATCAATTCCAGCAAATACGGCGGGGGCTCCGTCCCACTTGACAGTAACATCTATAGGTGCTTTTGTGTTACCGCTCAACATATCCCTCAGTGATCTTAGCGCTAGGATTGCCTGGCGAGCCCCCTTAACTCCTCCGTCAAGAATCAAATCCTCAATATGAGTCATATGAGTATTTTTTCCTGCGGCTTCTGTTAAGTAATTAGTTAGTGATTTCATTATTTTCCTGCTTTAACGTATGCACTTGATTCTGATAATTCAGAACCTGCATAATTTATAAAGTTACTTATTGTATCATTACGCTTAGCACCAGCTAATTGTTCTATTTGATAAGCAACCATTGTAATTGCAAATTTAGATGATATCCATTGACCATCTTTTTTCTTTAGTTCTTTTTTAAATTCTTTTTCAGTTACTGATGGATAAAAATGACTGAAATATTTGTAATATTCTGCAATTGCTTTTTTATCTCCTTTAGCCATTTTTTTAGCTTGTGGAACAATATATTTTGAATGAGCTTTTAAACCATATTGTTTGCCATTTCTTACAAGATAATCATGCATAATACCCCACGATAATCCACCACCTCTGGCTTTACCACCTTTGATTTCTGCTTTTATATTACCAAATTGTTTATTGTCTTTAAACATAAGTGTTACTTTACCAGCTTCCATTGAACCATTTTTAGCAGACCAATAACTTCCGCCTCTTGTTTCTAAAGCAAATTTAGTATAACGATATGTTTTAATAAGTGAAGTATCAATATTATATTCTGCAATTGGTACATCTTTTGTCATAGGACCTTTAAGAGATATACCAACTAATTTTCGATCTTCAAAATCTTGAAGTATTTGTTTGTTAAGTGCTATAATGTTTGAGTCATCTAAATTATCAACGTTATAACCTTTATCTAATGCCCAAACATCTCCTGGATTCCATTTATCATCTTTTAATGCTGTAACTCCCATATTCTTATATGCTTTATTTTTAGCAGCATATATTTTAATCATATCAGCACTACCACGATGAATTGTCATACCTTTTTTTACATAACCCTTAGTAATAAGTTCTTTTGCAATATTATATGATGAAAGGAACCAATCGTCTGGCATATCGGATATCTCGTCCCATTTAGCATCCACATTTGCTAAAGCATATGCACTTTTAAGAATATCTGCTGTAAAAAACTCTTTATCATTGTTATGCCCATGTTCTAACATAGCATGAATCATTACGGCATTATGAGATTCGTTTCTTTTTGTATCTTTAGTACCACTGCCAGCACCGCCACCGCCTCCACCAAATACTTTTGATTTTGCAAGTTGATTAGACATATAAGTTCCATCATCAGTTTCTAAAGGAAATCCTTTTTTACCATAGTGTAATGGATTCTTTTTAAAGTTTGCAATATGAACTAATGCGTCATCTATATTACTTACTGTAATATTTCCGCCTTTTGCTAATTCTAGAGGTTTCTTTTGTATAACAAGACTTTTAAGAATATCAATTCTTGCTTCGCCAGTCTTTGAATTGTTTGCATCTAACTGAGCAGGTGTAAGAGCTACCGCTTCTACAATAGGATTATCTTCTAAAAACTGAGTAAATTTACGCATAGTAATACTATTTATAATAGTTTATACGTCAAAAAATTTATTTGGAACTATGTTTCCTTGATTATCAAAAGCAATTATTTTTGCTGTATGTAACTTATCAACTGCTTTTTCAGCTCCTTCTCTAATTCCGGTTTTATAAGCCTGCCATGCGCAACCAGTTAAACAAATCGCAAAAATAATAAATTCTATCATATAACTATTCTTGTTAAATTAGTTTCATAACCTTTTTTCTTCATTCCTACTTGAAACATAATTGCGTCTTGTAGTTTTGCAAAAGTATATTCAATTTGCTTTACATGTTTATCATAAAAGGTTACTTTAAATGCTGCTATTTCTTTTTTTGCTTCTACCATGATCTTCTCTGGTGTATATAAACATCAATTCTTGATGCATCTCTTAATGGTACATTACCAACTTTACATCTCCACCAATCGTAGTTTGGATTATTTCTACCATATCTACCTTTTAGAGATACTTTAAATTTAGTTTGAGAGTATTTGTTTATATATTTAACTACTTTACGTAACTCTTCGATTCTAAGCATTGATCCAGCATCTTCTGGATAAGCAGTGAATTGATAAGCATCAGTTCTTGTTTTTAAAGATTGTTTTCTGGCTTTATCAGTCCAGCCTGATTCTAAATAATTCATTTAACTAAAGCCTCCACGATAGTAACAAGCATGATTGCTACAGCGCCACCATACAAAAAAGATATAAGGTTAAAAGTTCTTGACAATGAATTGTCAATCTCATCAAATTTTCTCATACAAGCTTGATAAGCATTATCAGTTTGTTTACTCAGATCTTGAATCTCAGTGTGTAAATCGTCATTATTATAGTAGCTCATAGTTTGCCTCCTGTATTTCAGCTATTAGTTTATCTTCCCACCCATTAAAGTCTGGATGATCCGGTGTTGTAAATGGACTATCATGTACTTCAATCGAAGTAATATAATCAAATGAACCATTAAGTCCATTGTGTCTATTTACATGTTTCATGACAAGAGCGGCTGCACTTGCCTCGGTAAGTGATGGAACTTCATACTGAGTATCTTCGTCCCATTGTTCTAAGTTCACTTTAAAATGAACATTATATGTAGAACCTCCTTTGAATTTGTGAAAGTTCTCGCCATATTCCTCCACGTTTTGAGTGTGGATTACGTATGTTCTAATATTTCTCATAATTTAATTTCCTTATCAATTGTTTATAGTTCTATTATACCACATTCTGAGCAAATGTAAACGGTTTTTGTGAAAATAATCCCTCTTTTTTCATTTTTACTAGACAAAATTTCTCCACGGTTCATAACAACTATCACAACCTATTGCGCTATTATCACAACCACGATTGTCATCTAATATTTCGAGATTAATTTCATCAAAAATGTCTTTTGTAAGTTTTACCATATCATATCTTTCATAACCTTTTTTATATTCGTGCTCGATTGATATAGGTCTTACATCAATATGATTTTCGCTGATATCGGTATCTTTTATGATACCTGTATATCTTTTATTATTTAAGATGAACTGACATAGCTCGATTCCATCTCCAAGTTGAGTCCATGATTCAAATAATTTCATTATGCAACCTCCACATAACCAGCAGCTTTTCCGTAAAAGCCTAATTCTTCTAATTTTAATACGAGTGAATTAAATCCGTATGGTGAAGGATTATCAACACCATGATATAGGTTACCATTTTCGTCGTGTGAAGGATATAATCCAACAGTCATTGGATCATCGATTACTAATTGAGTACCCTCAAGTTCAGGATAGTCAGAAATATATCTTTCAATAAGATATTTTCCTTGTTCAAAGATATTAGCATCTTTAGTTCTTACTTCGAAATCTGTGATTTCAAGTCCAGGTTGAGTTAAAGTAGGTTCCGGTTGGTTCCCTAAGATTTTATAATTTAATTCCATTTTTCTCCTTATCAATTAATTATAGTACCATTATACTACATTCTCTGTAAAAGTAAACGGTTCGAGTGAAAAAAAGTGAAATTGTTACACAATTGTAACATAACTGTAACACAGCTGTAACATAACTAAAAAAAGGGGAGTATCTCAACTCCCCCATGAATCATCATAAAAGGTTCTATTAATGAACTTCTGATTTTACAAAAGTATAGATACCATAGGCTAATGCAAGCCAAGCGATCCAATCAATGAGACCACCCAAGAGTAGGTAAGATAAAGAGACACCGACGATAACGCCACCGTCCCAAGATGTTCTTTCCGACCATCTTGCTAATACCCAATCTTTTGCTAGATTTATCATATTCATATATTTCTCCTCTATATTTTAAAGTCAGCAAATGTGTCTGGATTTTCACGTTCGCCAAACTTATTGATCGGCTTATCTGGTGTCATGTCAGACATGATGTCAGATTGTGCCGACTCCTCTACATCATATAGTTTCATGCGGGAACGATCAATACCAATTACGAATCTTCGATATTTGGTAGGATCGTTATATCTATTTTTCAATTGTTTAACCATCAATTGACCCAGTTCTTCAAGTTCCTCTGTTGAAATAAGAGCAAACATCAGATCGGCCGTTGCTGGTAATCCAAAAGATTCAGACGTATCTTCCAATCCTAAATCAGTATTACTATATCCAGATCTAGTTGTCTGTGTTGCAGACACAATTGGTACGTTGAATTCTACGGCAAGGCCACGGAGTTCTTCCGCTATTGCCTTTACGTAACTATATGTATTTATACTTCCTCCAAGTCCGCGCACCCTACTTGATGCGCAAATATTTAAATAATCTATATAGATCATATCAGGACGAAAGTTCTTTTTAAGCTTTAATTCATTTAATAAAGCTCTAAAATGCCCAGTATGAGCAGCACCTGTTGGATATTCTTTTACAATAAGTTTACCAATAGATGACTTAGCAATCTTTCCAATCTTATCATCAAATACATTTTTAGGTAATGAACCAAGAGATTCAATTGGCATATTCATAAGATTTGCGTCGATTCTTTCTGCAATTCTTTCTTCAGCCATTTCCATTGTAATGTATAAGACATTTTTGCCTTGACTTAGTACTGATGCAGCGCAATGACACATAAATAAAGATTTACCTACACCAGTACCAGCAAGAGCAATATTAAGAGTTTTGTTTGGAAGACCACCTTTTGTTATTTTATTAAAATAGTCAAGATCAAAAGGTATACGATCTTCTTTTTTATTATAGAATTCAAATCTTTCATCTGAATTATCAATATAATCATGACCAATTGCTTGATCGAATGAAACGCCTAAAGCATTTGAGAGTATTTCAGGTATAGCACCTTCACTTCGTTCTTTATCTTTTCCATCGATAATTTGTATTGAGTCCATGATTGCATTATATACTGCTTTCTCTTTACACCACTTTTCAGCTTCTGTAATAAGATATTCAGTATCAATATCAGACTTAGTTGAGATTTCATTAATAAGTCTTGAAGCATTATTTAAAATGTCTTCAGGAGCTGAAACTTTTCTCAACTCCAAATCCAAGACTTTTGCTGTAGGAAGTTTGTTGTGAGTACCAACAAACTTTACAATAAGATCAAATACCGTCTTGTGTGTACCTTCAAAATAATCTTTTTGAATATATGGTATGACTCTTCTACAGAATTCTTCGTTATTAAGAAGATGATTCAGTATGTGAGTCGGTAGTTGATTCGTTATCTCCAATTCCTATCCTCGCTATGTTATTTTCTGCTCCCCATTCAAGAGAGTCCGTTATTATATATTGCAGTACTGCTCCAAGATAATTTTTAAAATGTTCATCATTATTAAGTTCATCAACATTAAAATCAGCTGGATCTTGTACAGTATAATTAAATGAAAGAGTTGCAATGTCAAGTTCAGGACTTTCTTTTACTCCTACTTGACCATATACAACTATAACATCTTTCCAAGTGCCGGTCTTAAGTAATACTCCATGAAAAGCACTATTTTCATTTTCTACAATTGAGTAGTCTTTTTCAGTTACGTTAAACATTATTCTTCTGTTGGTAAATCAAGATCAATATCAAGCAATGGTTTATGACCAATTGAATAATATGTTTTAATAAACTCTTTAAAATCTGAGTTTTTAAAGATTGGATCCCAGAACTTTTTCGTAAGAGTGTCTTTTTCTCTGACTTTAGGTTCAAGTATTTCTCCAGTCTCCATATCAACTGCAGCATACCAACCAACATTTGGTTTG